CAGGTGAAAGCACAAGGGTTTCCGGTGCTACATTTAGTATGTCTAATGCTGTAGTTACGATGACTGAAAATGAGATGGAAAAGGATATCTATTCTATTTCTGGCGGTCGGATCGAATGCAGTTATTCCGGTTTTAGGTTGAGCGCCAATAATATCCGCGCGTCACTTGATTATGATACGGACAAAGGATTATTGTTTACAGCACGGCTCAGCGGCGGTACATTGAATGGTGAATCATTCCCAAGCGGATGTCTCTCCATTTCTGGTACAGCAAGTTCTGTTATATCAAATGTGCAAGCCGATACAAGCGTTGGCGGTGCGATTTCTGACGGAACAGCAGTGTCCTTTAGAATTGGATCAGCAAATCTGTATTTTACACGGAGTACCACAGAATATGAGCAACGCGCAGTGGAATGGGATCTGTTTGACTATGGTACAGAGCTTCTTGATAAACTGGCATATCCCTCATATTCATGTTCTCTGGACTTGGCGAACTTCCTTGCATTGACAGAATTCGAGCCATTCAAGAATAAACTCGAACTCGGTAGCCGGTTGTACTGGAAGCATCGGGACGGAAAGATATTGACACCGTTTTTAATTGGTGTTCATATCTCTTTTGAAAACCTTGAAAATTTCTCTGCTGAGATATCCAGTAAATATTATGCTGGCGGCGATTTCTTATATTCTGATTTAATTGAAGATGCTAAGACCGCAGGAGCAACACTTGATAGTGGACGGTGGTCATATAGCCAGTTTGTCAATAGCGGTGCGGAAACTTCGCTTAGCCAGTTTATGAAGTCTGCGCTTGATATTGCCAAGAATAATATCATTTCCAGCACTGGTCAGGCAATTACATGGGGTGAATCCGGATTCAGACTTCGCAAGTGGAAGGACGGTTCTACTACAGAATATGAACCATATGAAATCTGGATGAACAATGGCTCAATCATGTTCACCACGGATAGTTGGGAAACTGCAAATCTGGCTATTGGTCAGATGAAAACGGAAGATGGAACCATGAGCAGTGGTGTCATTGCCGATAGTCTTATCGGTAAGATTCTTGCTGGTAACAGTCTGATTATTGAAAGTGCAAAGAAAAATGGTGACACTGCGGTATTCCGAGTTGACGGAAGTGGGGCATCGCTTCATAATGCAGTTTTCGATATCTATGACGGTAATAAGGTTCATATCACTTTGAATCCGCATTCTGGCATTGCAATTGGTAAGTATCCGTTGTATACAGATGATGAATATACCATCAACACAAACAATGCAAATTTCTGGGTTGATACAAACGGTAATGTTCATATCAAAGGTACACTGGAAGGTTGTGACGGTAAATTCAGTGGTCAACTGGTAGCTGCAAGCGGTAATTTTAAGGGAGTTGTACAGGCTTCCGATTTCCTTGACAGCTCTGGTAGATCTATGATGACATCGGACAAGACGAAGTTTGACAGCAATTATCTTGATCTGGGTAATATTCAGATTGATGGTACAACCGGTAACATTACAATGACCGGCAGTATCAATTTGCAAGGCAATATTACATGGGGATCAGGCAGTAGCCCGATTCGTGTGTTGTATTCACCTTATGCTCTTTCAACGCCAACAGAATCGTTTTACTCTTATCCAAGTTCGTCATCAAGCGGATGGCATAGAACATTGCGTATTGCGTATGACTATTATGCTTCTTATTCATATGACGGTGGTCTTACTTGGACTGCGGCGATGCAGATTCAGGGATACAATGGGGAAGACGGACAAGATGGTACGGATGCAGATGTCACTCGTGGTAATATTGCAAGAGCTTTGTATGAAGGTTCAAGCGACTATTATTATGATGGTATATATTCGTATTACCAAAACGGTAGATTTTATCTTGCAGTCAACGCATCCTATATTCTGGCTGGCGATATTGATGCGGATAATGTTTCGTTGACGTGTGGTTTCGGTGGATTTGCTAAAGGCTACGGTCATACCGGTGTTGATAGAACATACGGAGCTATGATGTTTGGAGCAAATGGTTATGGATATGCTCCATACTTCCTTGTAACAAATAAAGGTTGCCGTATGACCGCATCAAATACATTGAATGCGATGGACTTCTATGTTATTGAAGGCGGTATTTGTGCAAGTGAAGAAATTCAGATCGTTTCAGACCGCAGAATGAAAAATTCCATAGATTATGATATGGATAAATATGTTGATTTCTATATGGGTTTGAAACCATCGTCTTTCAAGATGAAGTATGGAAATTCCGGTCGATTACATACGGGATTTATCGCACAGGATGTAGAAGATGCAATTCACAACAGTGGTTTGACAACAAACGATTTTGCAGGTCTTGTTATTTCGTCTGTTAAGGATGTAGTAGACGAAAAAGAGATCGAAGAAGACCATTACAAAATTCGGTATGGTGAGTTTATTTCTCTGAACACATACATGATTCAGAAACTTTACCGTCGTATCGAAGAGCTTGAAAAGCAAATTATTGAAATGAAAGAGGCTTAATATATATGAAGGAAGAAATTCTTAATCGCCTGGTAGCGGTATTGAATGCACTGGACAATATCAGTGTACATGGCAAAATGAATCTTGCTAATCTGAGTGGCAGTATTGCCATTCTTGAAGAGATCATGAAATCTTTGTCAGACTGCGATATCACGGAACCACATAAGGAGAACGCAAAGACCGCGTAAACACAAAGGGCGTAGGCAAACACCTACGCTCTCCATTCTTTAGCTATATTTCCTCACCTGTATCATTCCGTATAAACCGTCCCTCAAAGGTGCAATCCAGAACCGCCGCAATCTCTTGAAGCTCCCTCTCGCTGAAATTGTCACGCTTGAACTTTCCGCTCAGATTTTGAGATGTACACCCCAGCCGTGCGGCAAGATCTTTTACGGATATATTCTTTTTTATCATAGCAATTTTGATTTTCTCGGTCATCATAACACACTACCTCACAATATGGTCAATTCTATTATAAACCAACAGCGGAATAAAGTCAATATAAAATTGTAAATGTAATTGAAATATTACTTTCGATTTCTTGACTTCAGCCGTATCGCATGATATAATGTAACTGTAGAGTTACGACATTCCCTGTAGCATTACGAAAGGAGCAATCCCCAAATGGCAAGCCTCAAACGCACCGACAACCGAGGACGCATCCTCAAAGACGGTGAATCCCAACGTCCGGACGGCTCTTACCGTTACCGTTATACCGACCATGACGGTGTACGGCGAGATGTATATAGTTCCCGTCTCGTACCAACCGACAGAACCCCACCAGGTTGTAAAGAAGATCTCTGCCTACGTGAAAAAGAGCGCAAGATTATCCGCGATCTGGAAGACGGTATCAAAGCACCCGTGGAAAACCGTGCAACACTGAACGATCTTTTTGAGCTGTATATGTCGGACAAGCCCAAACTGAAAGAATCCACACGCACCAATTATCTTTATATGTACCGTAAATACGTACAGGATGACCTTGGCACAAAGAAAATCGCAAGTATCAAGTATTCGGACATCAAGGCTTTCTATAATAGTCTTATCATGAAAAAAGGGTTTAAGCCTAACAGTATGGAGATCATTCACACCATCATCCATCCCGTTTTCACGCTGGCAGTCAGAGACAATTATATCCGTATCAATCCCGCTGCCGGTGCAATGGCAGAGATCAAAAAAAGCCACGACTGGAAAAAGCCCAAACGCCACTCGCTGACCATAAAAGAGCAAGAAACTTTCATCGATTATATGTTCAGCCATAAGATTTATAATCACTGGCTTCCTCTCTTTACCGTTCTGCTTGGTACGGGTTGCAGAATCGGTGAAGTATGCGGACTGCGCTGGGAAGACTGCGACTTTGAGCGTGGTATTATTACCATCGACCACAACATGATCTACAAAAAATACGAAGGCGATGCAAAAGCCACATATCACATCACAACACCGAAAACCGATGCAGGTATTCGTATTGTCCCAATGCTTTCAGCAGTGAAAGAAGCTCTACAAACGGAGTTCGAGCGGCAAAAGTTGACCGGATTCAATGAGTCCATTGTTGATGGCTATACAGGCTTCATTTTCCAAACTCGTTACGGCGATCCCATCTCTCCAAGCAACGTAGATAAAGCCATCATCCGTATCTACACCGACTATAACGAGGATGAAACCATACTTGCAGACAAAGAAGGGCGTGAACCGTTCCTTATCCGTCATTTTTCTGCTCACAATCTCCGCCACACCTTCTGTACGCGCTTCTGCGAAAACGAAACCAACATCAAGGTCATTCAGGAAATCATGGGACACGCTGATATTGAAACCACCATGAATATCTATGCCGAAGCCACCGAGCAGCAGAAAGTATCGTCCTTTGAAAATCTCGAAGGTAAGATCAAGATTTCATAGGAGGTACACATGGGAAAACTGATTGATTTATCTGGCAAAGATTTTGGACTGCTCCACGTAGTCAAGCGTGTGGAAGACAAAAAGAAAGGTCGCCCAATGTGGCTATGTGAATGCAAGTGTGGCAATACTACCATAGTATCATCCACTGCGCTCATGAAACCCAACGGCACACGTTCCTGCGGCTGTCTGCGGCACAATCCGTCGCCTACACTCATTGACCTTACCAAGCGAACGTTTGATAAGCTGACTGTTATTAGCCAAGCTGAAACCGATCCATCCGGCAAAGCACGGTGGGTGTGTAGGTGTGAGTGCGGCAATATCGTCACAGTCACATCCGACAGTCTCCGAAGTGGTCACACGAAATCCTGTGGATGCGCTCAACATCAGCTCAAACACGATTTGAGAGATCAAGAGTTCGGTTATCTCAAGGTAATTGAACCAGTTACAAACAAGCGAATCAAGGGAAACGAAACAAGATGGAGGTGTCTCTGCAGAAACTGCGGTCGGGAAGTTGAAGTCAGCAGTTATTGGCTCAGACACAGCGATCCATACGGACATTGTAAGTGTACACGATTCAATAAGCCTCATGCGTAAAAAATAGGGTACAGATTTTTGTG